CAATAAATCAATACGTTGACGTGCTGAAAGTTTCCCCTTTTCTTCTAATTTCTTTAACCTTTCTTTGCCCCCTCCATTTTTAATTTTTCTAATTCTTCTTCATTAAACATTTCAATGTGTGGGTATGGAGGAGTCTGTTTCTTTTTACTAATAGTATAGCTGTTATATAGAACTGGAATATTACTAGGAAAATAGTTCCTCATTTTGCTTCTGAAAGAACCAGTAGACCATACATCTGTTTTGCTTCCAATGTATTCTTCGTGTCCGTCTGGAACACCCTTGCCAAAGCGCACAACAACATCAAAAGAATCAATAATCTTTCCTTGCTTTTTATTAAAGCCATCTACACTATTACCAACCAATAGTACGTGTTTGTTGTTGCAAAACATTTGCATCATTTTATTTTTCTTCTTCTTGTAATTTTTCTTTTTGAACTGCTCCTTCTTCATTAAGCCGCTGTATTAAATTCATAGATATTCTAGCTGGCTGCTCGCCAAGACAGTACATAATGGTTGACATTTCTTCTTCAGAAAAATTAAATTGATAAGGTCTTTTCATCGTAAATCTCCTAGGTTATCTTCTGCTATTTTTTTAGCAGCTTTCTTTTCATAATCAGACATTGTACTCCAATTAACTATATGTGTCAATAGCCTACCACAAGAAACACAAAACCGCCTGTCATCGTTAAGACGACAAGCGGCTCTGCAAGGACTAGCTACTGTCACTTAGTTAGCTGTTAGGTCTACAATCTCACATGCACCAGAGGCACAGGCCAGTGTCTGCATGCCAGTTGTTGTGTCTTCCTTCTCGTAGTCAGACAGCTTAGACCAGTCAATCTTCTTAGGCATCTTAGCCAAGGCCGCTTGGTATTCAGCCTTATCGCAATCTTGGTATGGTGCTTGTGCATATGTGTGGTCGCTGTGTGGCAGGAAAGACACACCAGAGCAGATGTCAAAGTTATCATACACCCATGCTCCTACCTTCAGCCATTCATTCTCACGCACTGTAATGGTGACAGATGGTTTGTGTTCACACCAGTTAAGTGCGTACAGTTTCCATAACTCCAACTGCTCAATAGCATCCATGTCGTTACGTGTGACTGCTCCAGCAGGTGACTTGGTAGGAAAGCTGAACACTGTAGTACTGTCAGGCTTCATCACACAAGGCTCTGCAGGAATGCCAGATTCTTTTAGGAACTGCGTGAGAGGGTCTTTGTTATCGCCCCGTACAGTGCGGATGTAATACGCATTGTGACGAGCATGAATGCCAGAAGCACTATCAACAAGCTGCGACACAGTACCTGAAGGCTTAACACAAGTGATGGCCGCAGACTCATCAATTCCAAACGACTTAGCATAATCCCTGTTTGTCTGTACAGCAACGTCACGAAGCTTCTGTAATGTTTTTGCATCTGCTTTATAAGTAAGTTCATTGTCCATAATACCTGTCAGGCTTACACCCAACAGCCTTTCTTCTTCTGTATTCTTCTGCCAGATAGGGCGAAGATATGGGAAGTTAGTGTAAGTAGATTGAATAGTACCAAGGATGGTAGCCAGTCTAACCTTACGTTCAAGCGACTTGATTGTATCGGTTGCACGAATAACAACTTCAGTCAGGTTACAGAACTGGTATGGTCGTAGGATAATTTCACTACAAGGATTAGTACCCCACTCCTGTCCAGTCTTACGTCTGCCGTTGCGAGCAACATGTTTGTCTGCTGCTTCACGGCTGAATATACCACGCTCACCAGACTTGCTTTCTACTAGCGCAGTCCACTCACGTAGGAATGTTTCCATGTCAGGCTTTTCTGTGTAGGCTACAGAGTTGTTAGCCAATGCACGTTGTCCTTCATTCTCCCACCACTGACCAGACTTAGCATGACGCATACGGTCATCAGATAGGTTAGACAAACTAATCATAGCACTACGGCGCACACCACCTACCACAACTACCTCACCAATCTTACACATAATGTCGTGGCATTCAATGCTGTTCAGCTTACGACCAGCCGCACCCTTAAACTTAGCCACAACAAACTTAAACAAATCGTTAAGCGGCTCTGGTCCAGAGGCACGACCGCCAAAGGTTTTAAGCCTTGCACCAGCAGGACGAATCTTAGACAAGTCCCACTTAGGTACATCCCCTGTGTACAGGAGAGAGATAAGTTTACGTAGCCCTTTAGCCCAGCCTTCTTTGCTGTCAGCTACAACAATCGTGTCGCCATTATCGTGCAACTCATTAGGTACTGTAGGCAGCTTGCTGATGGCTTGACGCTCAACGCTAAAGCCTACGCCTGTACCGCACAACAAGATGAACATTGCTTCGTCAAAGGCACGAGGATGGTCAACAGGCAAGTAGCTACAGTTGTATACGCATGTGTTGTCACGCTCTGCCGCAGCACCTGCTGTCATCAAGGCTCGCATACTAGGCATAACTTGTAGACCTAGAATGGCTTCGTGTATCTCTGCAATGTCTTGTTCGCTTACGCCAGAAGGACGTACAATATTATCCATAAAGCGACCCACAGTTTCAGCCCATGTCTCACGGCGATTCTCCTCTTCAATCCATCTTGCATAACGTGATGTAGCAATAAATGTTTGGTAGTCAGACGGTAAATAGTTATTCATTATTGTCCTCCTTTAGTAGTTCCTCTGATGTTAAGTATCTTGGATTAGGGTCTGGTCTTGACCAGCTATTCTTTATATTTGTTTTCTTGTAGTGATGTTCAAAGTCATCAGCATTATCGAACAGATGTGCCTTATCATTCTTAACCCAGAAAGCATTAACGCCTCTGTCTTCAACATAAATAAGCGAGTACCCATATTTATTAAGTAAGTTCTTATAAGCATACAAGGTAGCACCAAAGCAGTTTGACTTACCTTCCCTGACATAATCTCTATGTTGTATCAGGTCTGCATACTTATAATCGTGATAAGAATTTATTTCTGTGCAAATAATATCAATGTCGTATATGTTGCTGTCCAAAACTTTCTTAACAATATACCAGTCATAACTATCTATGTCAATCGAAAAGATGTTTATATGTTTGGGACACTCGCTCATCAAGTCTAGTATGTTGTCAGTAGTGACGAAAGCATTCTTAATTAATGGATGGTCGCCAATCCTGTCAATGATAACACCGTCCCATCCTCTAAGCTTGAGTAGATATGTGTTGCACTCTATGTGTTGTCCACTCACACCAGCACCTATCTCAAAGAAGTATCCTGTCTGCTCATCACACACAGCCTGATGTATCTGTTCTAGTATAATGTCTTCTTTGTTTTGTGCATAGGAAATGTTAGTCGTAGTATTCTGTGTCATACTTATCCTCGTACTCCTCTCCTGTTAGTGCTTTCCAGCTATGTTTAAAAATCTTGGCACACTCCTGACTAATCTGTTCAGCTATCCAGCGTGTCTCCTCCTGTGCTGTGTCCTCAGTGCGTTGATTAACAACACGAGCAAAAGCGTATAGCGAACCAGACCAGTACCACTCTGTGTACATGTTTTGTGGCAGTACCATGCGAGCCATCTCTGGTGCAATGCCCTGCTCTAGCATATGATTATACTCGTTCAAACACTCAAGGGATAGCTGTGTAATGTTATAGTTGACAGTATCATCTGAACTGCCCTGCTTAACATTGTCGGCTCGTAGCCTCCACTCTTTAGGACAATAGAACTTAGGCGTGTAGTCCACATACCTGCGGCTTACCTCGTTCCATGCCAACCCTACTTGGTGTTTGATAAGTTGTCTTGCGACAAAGATGGGTGCTTCAATTCTGAATTGAACGAAGCAGTGAGAGAAAGGTGACCAATGACCATGCTCTGCCAAGTAGTTGATAAGTTTAACATCTTTATCAGATAGGTAAGCATAGCGTCCATTGTGTTCTAGTTTGCTTTCTTTATTGAATGATACTCTTGCAGCGTTGACTACTGTCAAGTCACTGCCCATGTGGTCTAAATAAGTTACGTTCATTTTCAAGTGTCCAAGAGTTTGAATTATACTACAGTTGCTCGTGGGATGCAATAAGCTTTTGCAAATACCACTGACATTTTTTTAAGTCTTCCACAGGTTTGCCCTTGTATTTATATCTCCATAGGTATTTCATACAGTTACCCTTAAGGTAGCCCTGATATTCTTCCTGCGACATACTAGCCTCGATAGCCTCGATAGCTTCTACTCCCTTGTGATTGTAGTGTGCAGGACTATTTACTGGGTCGCTTACCTTTTCAAAGTATACATCCTCAAAAGGGTTAATGTCCAAGGACTGCGTTGATTCTACGTCTGACATAATCTATCTCTCCTGATTTTAAAACTTTGTACGCAAAGTCTCGCATGTAATTAGGGTCAACACCTGCGCATATACATACTTCATTAAAGTCTTCTGCCGTTGTACCTACTGATGCAAAGAACCAAGCCTTCGCCCTGTCCCTGTCAATCCTCACCTCAACTGGCTCTCCTTCGTACTCCTTTTTGGTTGCATCAAGCAACGCTTGTAAAATAACACACAAGAATAATGTGCGTTCTGGTGATGACTCTTCTGGACGAAACTCATCCAGTATAATTGATATGCCTGTGCTACTTACCATAAGCATCTCTGGCTAACCAATCCTCTGGTATGCCATCCCTCAACTTGCAGTAGTGATAGCCATGCTTCTCACACCAGTCTGCATAGGTCATCTTCCCACCTTTATACAATGTTCTGTATGGATTGTCAAACACAAAACGAATATCAAGGTCAGGGTATTGCGCCTTGATGAACAGATGTTTCTTTCTATCCTCTGGAAGGAAGCGTCCCTTCACCTCAAGAATAACCCCGTTGTTTAGGAAAAAGTCTGGGATATAATTCTTATCCTCTCGCCACTCATACGCAAGCTTTTCTTTTTCGTAGTCGAAGTTAATCTTTAATTTGTGTAGTTGTTGTGC